GAGTAGCATTAGCATCTGCGTTGATTGTAACTGAAACTGCGCCTAGTGTTGCTGTAATGCCAGCTACTGCTGCGACAGCTTGTCCGTTTACTCCAGGTGCTGTTAACGCTGATGTTGCTGATAGGCCAGTAAGATTGACAGGTATAGAGCCTTCGCCCCACTCGAGTTCACCCCAAGTGCCTCGACCCCAACCATTAAGAAAAGCCATTTAAGGCTAGGCGATTCTTATAATCGCTGTAGAAGCTGCTGCTGCTGGGAATACAATAGTGAAGTCTCCAGCGGTAGATGTTTTATCACCACCAAAGTCAATTGTTGCTACTGACTTGTTTGCATCAGAGCTGTTGTAAATCATACAACCTCTAGCAGTAATGGTAGCTGTACCAAAAGTTAAATCAGCAAAGTCTGTAAAAGCTGTTGTTCCAGAACTTGTTGGAGTTACGTTTGTTAAAGTTCCTCCACCTGAAGAATAGTTAGTACCAGATGCTTCTCCAGTAGTAGTAAACGAAGTAGTGGTAGCACCTAAAGTTGCTGATGAAGTATACAAAGCCAGTTTAAAAGTATCAGCTCCAGTATCGAAATCATGATTGCCTTTTAAAAGCTCAACTTTAAAACTTGTTGTAAGTGTTGATGTAATTGCCATAATTATAGTTTCCTAATTAAATCAGAGGCTTCTTTTAAACCTGCTTTATCTAATTGATTATTAATTGTAATCCTATCAGATTTTATAGCATTTTGCATATATTGTTCAATAACTTTTTGAATATTGTCTTTGTACTCTTTTACTTGATTTTGAACTTCTTCTGGCGCTTCTTGACTTACTTGCACAATTCTTTCTATACAAAGGTTAGACCAAAACTCAACTGGATGGCCTCCTTCTTCTGTTGTATGTACTTCAATTGTTCCTAACTCAGGTCCAGCGTTATAACTCATTACCATTTTTTTGGCTCTCCTACTTTATTTTTTTTAAGGTGACTGTCATTTCTGTCAATTAAAACAGGCTCTTGTTCTCGTTTAAATTGTTGTAGCTGACTTCTTTTTTTGGCAATTAAAACTCCTTTCTCATCTGTAATAACAACCAAAGGATCATCTAAACGATGATAGCCATAAAGCTTTTCATCAGCTGGAACTGCTGTATCAAGAAGATAGCTAGTAGCAGCAACCTCAACTTGAATGCCATTAAACATAGCTTTGCTTAACCAAAACTCTACAGAAGCTCTGCCTGCTTCAGCAAAATGCAAATTGCCTTTATAACTAAAATCAATTCCAAACATTTTAATTTTGCCAACTTTATTCCACAAAGCAAAAGCTACTGCATAAGCAACAGTATTGTTTAGATAGTGAGATCCGCATCCAGCTAAGACTTCATCAATAGGATATTCAACTAGGCCAGGACAACGATCATCTAATTCACATGTGTAAACTGGACCTTGATGCTCAGTAAGAAGCTTAGCCATACTATCAGTTTGACCGCCTGCATCATCAGTATCTAGAAATCTAGATGCTGGATCCATCATAAATACTCTGTCATGGTAAATAACAGATGCCACTGCATTGATAGCCCACACTTCATCAAAATGTGAGCCATGTGATTTTGCTAAATTATAGTCAAACCAACTTTTGCCCATTCCGACAATAGCTACGGTTTTACCTTCAAGTTTCTTGATTGGTTTCATATCTTCTCCTTTTTTTAAAAAACTAAGTTATTTGCGTTCTTAACGAATCGTATCTGTATTCGTCTCTTCTTCCTCTTGCTTCTGCTTTATTTTTCAATCTTGCCATTTCTTGCTGAAATCTATCTTCATAGAGTTTCATCATATCTGGATCGCCTTTCATAAAAATATAAGCTTCAACTAAACTTCCATATAATAAACCATTTCTTGCATGTTCTGACATCCAAGTCCCAGTTGTATCTGTTACTAATGAGTTTGGCTTGTATAAATAATGAAGTTCCGTTGTATAGTTTTGATCTGGAACTGGAGCAATAATTAAAGTTGACTCTTGTAATCCTGTATTTAAATTTTTGTCAAAGTCACCATAATATAATGGTAATCCTCTTGCTGATGAATTTGTTGGATCTGGTGCATATTCCTGCATAAAGCTAGGATGCTTTTTGTCAAGGTAATGATAGTCTCCATTGCTATCTATAACAGCTAATGAAAAAGAAAGCTCAAAATCATTTGGCGCTGTTAAAAATCTAGAACCAGCTGTCATAGATCCTTGTACGTTTCTTCTAAAATAATCAAATTGAACTAACTCAAAAATTCTTTCTTCTGCATTTTGAATAATATCATCCAACGTATTAACAAAAGTTGTTTCTGAATTTTCAACAAAATCTTGTATAAGAGTTTTTAGTTCTGATAATGTTAAAGGACTGCTCATGATGTTGTAATTGTAACCTCTCCAACTCCACCTGTCATTTCATCTACTGTAAAGTTTGTTCCTATAATGTCTGAGTTCATATAATGAGGTTTATAAATATCTGTATAAACCACTACAACGTAGCCTTCACCTACTTCTTTATCGGTATCAGGTCTAGGTTGGTAAATTGCCTCAGGATCAGCTTTAGCTGTATGAGGTTCTAGTTGAGGATGTTTTGGTTCGTAACATTCAGAACAAACTTTAAAACCAGTCCATTCTTTTTTTAAATCTAGCAAAGGATATTCAAACGCACATCTATCGCATAAACCTACTGCAAATTTACCTGAAGCGTAAGACATATTACCTCAAACTATTAAAGGGTCTAATTCTAAATGATGCTTTATCTTCATCAGTAGACATAGCCCTATCAAATTCTTCTTCGTATATTTGTTTTAATAATTGAGCTTTTTCTGGAGCTCTTTTTATTGCAATATAATATGCAAGCCCTGCTGCAAAACAAGGATAAAATCTAAATGGCATATCCATAGTATTTGTTGCAGCATCAGCATCATCCATTCTAATCATTTTATTAAAAACTAAAATATCTGTTGAATTTTCTGGCGTAGGCCAAACTTTTAAAACAGGGGAATTTAATTTATCTAAAAACCATTGAGAAGGCATGCTTTGAGTTGTTTTATTAGGAATATTTAAGTAAGAACTTCTGCTTAATCTTTCAATAGAAATATCTGTTTGAACGCCGTTTGTTGTACGTCTTAAAACAACATCTAAAATATCAATAACATTAGAATTTAAAGTGTACTCAGCTGTTCCTTGGGTAACAGTTTGAGTATCTTGCTCTATTGTCCATTGATTAAGACCTCGGTTAGCCCACTCTGCCAACATAAGATTAATAGACCGTCTTGCAGTTTTTAAATCATAACCAGTTCTAAGTTCTAAGCCGCATCTTTCAAATGCTTCCTCTACGAACTCAGCTACGTTTGGTTCAAAATCTGTACTGCCTGAAAGTGCCATTTTATCCAGCTACTTGAGAGCCTTGTCTTTTTCTTCTTCTATTAGAAGAACCGCAGACTTCTCCGCCTGCTCTGTATGATTTTTTTGATCTAGATTTAGAACAAGCGCCGCCTTCTTTCATTCTTTTGTTATATTTCATTTCTTCACCTTTTGCTTTTTTTTGTTTACCAGCTGAGCTTAAAGCAATAGCCACAGCTTGTTTTTGAGGTTTTCCCTCAGATTTTAACTTTCTAATATTGCTAGAAATTGTTTTTTCAGAACTACCTGATTTTAAAGGCATTTTATTTCCTAGTAAAATTTAGTTAATTTTCTTCTATTAGACATTACTTTACCACAACATTTTGCAATTCTTGCTTCTACAACATCACCTTTTGCTTTTTTTGTTCTGCCGTCTTTCCAGCTAATTCTTTTTGAACTAGTTTTCTTTCTAGCCGCTGCGGTACATTGAGCTTTTGTTGGTCTACAGGCAGGATAACTTCTACGTTTTTCACCCTTTTTTCTACCGCAAGGCTTACCTGTCTTACAGTCAATCCAGCCTTTGCCATCATTTTGCTCAAACCAAGTTTTTAAAGGGTTTTTGGCCATTATCCTAATTTAGTTTTTTTGCGTTTGCTTGGAAGCATATTGCTAAAACCTCTAGCTTCAACAAATGTAACTTCACCACCAGCTGATTTTTTTTGTCTGCTTTTGTTTCCCCAGTTTTTTGCGCCCACTTTGCGGCATTTAACCAAAGCTCCACTTGCGTAAGCAGATGGCCAAACTTTATATCTTGATTTTACTTTGTTATAACAAGCATCTTTTTTAGTAGCCATTTAACATTTCCACCTGCGTCTTGCTTGACGTATTCTTGAGTTAGGATCATTTCTTGTTTTAGCTGAACTACGTTTAAGTTGTCCAAGCGATCTAGCGCAATATGATTTACGTCTTTTAGCTGCTGCACTTCCTTTTTTAACTTTGCCTGTTACGGCTGTTTTTAATTT